GCCGTTCGTCAGATGGTCGATACCACGGGCCGCTTCCTTTGGGTTGATGGGTTTGGGGGTATGCCTGACACGCTCTTGGGCTATCCCGTTATCGAGATGGAAGACCTGCCGGAAATCGTTACCGGCAACAACGCCATCGTGTTCGGTGACATCAGCCGCGCTTACACCATCTGTGACCGCATCGGCGTCTCGGTACTCTACAATCCGTATCTGACAGCGGGTTTCGCTACCTATCAGGCGCGTATGCGCGTGGGCGGCGTAGTGACCAACACCGAAGCTTACAAGGTTTTGAAGATCAAGTAAGAAACAACAACATGAAAGAGAATGAGCCGGGATGCCCAAGCATCTCGGCTTTTTCTTTGTCGTCGATAAATATGAGATGCTGATAACACGCACCTCTACCCCGACATTCCCGCTGATCGACGATGACACGCTGCGTGAATGGCTGCGCATCGATTCCGATGTCGATGCTGACACGCTCGCGATGCTGTTAGCCAGCGCTACCGATTATATTCAAGGCGTCACAGGCAGCGTCTTGGCAGCGTCAAACTACACCGTCGCGTATGATTGCTTCGGATGTCGCCTCGACGTTCCGCTGTTTCCGCTCAATTCCGTCACTGGCGTGGCAGCGACGCTCGCCGATGGATCTTCAGTCACGCTCGATCCAAGCGCCTACACGGTCAACCTGCTATCCTATCGTCCGTCCATCCTCGTCACAGCGCCTACAGAGACCGTAGGGCTGATTGTCAGCGCCAACGCTGGTTACACCGCACAGGCGAGCGTCCCTGCCTCTCTACAGCACGCAGCGGCGGTTCTGGTGGCCGCTGGCTATGACAACCGCAGTGACCTCGATCCAAAGACGCTGGCAACGGTCGCGAACCTCATTGCGCAATATCGTCGGGTGTTTCTATGAAGATCGATGCGGGCGCGCTCGATCGACGCATAGAGCTTCTGACAGCTACCAAGGCGCGGAATTCTGTAGGTCAGGAAACCGCGTCATGGGCAGTGACAGCGACGCTCTACGCACAACGGCTTGAGCTTCGCACGACCGATGTAGAGCGTGTGGCAGGGCGTAGCTCGATCGCAGCGGGCCGTTACCTCATTCGCTGGCGGGATGGTGTCACCAACGCGATGCGCGTCAGGATCGGGACCACCGATTACAACGTCACTGCGGTAGACGAGCCGGATCGTAAGACCACGCTCGTGCTGACGCTGGAGGCGGTCGTCTGATGGCGTCGCTCAACATCAACATGACAGGCTTCAAGGAGCTTCAGGCGCGCCTTCAAGAGATGGCGACGGTTGACGCGACCAAGGCTGGTCAATCGGCCATCAGGTCAGGCGGCAAGATAGCGCTCAACGCGATCAAGGCTGACGCTCCGGTTGGACCAACTCCAGAAGGCGCCACGGAAAGCCGTCACTCTGCGTCAGGCGGAACGCGCAAGGTCGCGCACCACAAGATCACGAACAGCCTGAAAATCGGTAAGGTCAACACTCCGAATGAGCATCAGGTGAGCGTCGCGGTAGGAGCGGGCAAAGCCTTTCAGGCAGGATGGGAAGAGTTTGGCAGCATCCACAACGCACCGACGCACTTTATGGAACGCGGCCTTACGAATTCCGCACAAGAAATCATCGATGCTGTCAGCAAGGCGCTGAACAAGCAGATTATCAAGCGCGGAGGCTCCGATGCTTGAGGCAGCACTTGTGACACGCCTCGCTGTAGTGGCGCCGAATATGTATCCCGGCATCGCTCCGAAAGATTACGCAACGCCAGCCGTGGTGTTCAATCGCATCCACACGCAGCCTGTGCGCGATCTTGCTACGCCGATCAACGATGCTTGGGTAGTGTTCCAAATCGATGTATATGACGCTGACTATCTGACAGCAAAGACAACCGCCAAGGCCATTCGTGACGCACTCTCGGGATGGAGTGACGAAGATGTGGCGTCGTGCGTGTGGGATAACGAGCAAGACCTTGTAGATAACACTACTGAAATCACGCAATATCGCACGATGCAGACATTCCTACTGTTCGCTGCCGTCTGATGACTGCCACTGGATAAATATCCTGAAACTTAAATTCAGGAGATTATTCCAGACATGACCGCAACACCTTCGACAACGGCGATTACTTCGCAGCACTCCACCCTTGCGATTGGTTCAACGCCGACGCCGATCTATGGTCTTACCGATTTCTCCGGCCTCGGCTCCGGCGCTGCAACTGTCATCGATAGTTCGGACCTGTCCAGCACCAGCAAGCAGAAATTGCTTGGATTGATGGATGAGGGACAAGCGAAATTCACTTTCCACTATGCTCCCGGTGATCCCGGTCAGGTCGCGCTCGCTGCGGCGCGCACGGCTGGCACTGCTACTCCGCTCGTGTTGACACTCGTGGATGGTTCCAAGTTCACGTTCAATGGCCTCGTGCTTTCGCTGGAAAAAACTGGTTCGGTTGACGCCATCGTCACCCTCGCTGCCACAATCGAAATAACAGGCGCGGTCACGCAGGCGTAATGACGAAACCTCTTTCACTCAAAGAGCGCATTTTAGCCGTCAAGCTCCCAATCCAGATCGTAAAAGTTCAGGATTGGGACAACTTGGAAGTCGGTGTGAAAATGCTTTCTATCAACGAGCGCACCAAGCTTCTGACAATCTACCTCGATAACGCTAACGCGGTCAAAGCATACACCGATGATCAGGCGCTTCCGGTTGAAGAGCAAAAGGGTTTGGAGGAAGTCAAGCCGCTCGATCAGTTCAAGCTCCAGCTTATGCTATCGCTGGTTGATCCGGCGTCGCGCGATCCTATCTTTGCGATCGACGATCACGCCCTTTTCGATGACATCGGCTTTCCGACAATTCAATGGTTGTCAGGTATTTTCTTGAAGATGAATGTCTATCAGGAAGAGAACGACGACTCGCTAAAAAAAACTTCCGGGTAAATCCGCTCCGCAGGTTTCAATTCCGTCTCGCCCTCGCTCTCGGATGCACAGTCCGAGAGTTAGAGGATAAAATGGACTATAACGAATTCCTCGAATGGACAGCATTCTACGAACTTGAACCTTTCGGAACGCCGACCGAAGATAACAGATGGGAAAATCTCCTCTCGCTCTTTTGGTCTGCCAATAGCACCAGCCGTTCGAAGCCCCCGCGTTTCTTTGACCGCGACCCGGAAGAGACGAAACGGATAGCCGCAGAACGATCATCGGCGATGTCATTGGATGAAAAGCTACGCGCCTATTTTGCGCCTCGTGCGGCAGAACAGGAGCCAGAATCATTAAATAGTTGATGGCGAATAGCATTGGCAGTCTATCTGTAAATCTCGATCTTGAATCATCCTCTTTTATAGCCGGACTGAAAAAGTCAGCCGATGCGGCTGCGGAAGCGTCTGCATCGATTGCTGAAACCTTTGCCGCAGCCAAAGAGGCCGTAATCGGCCTCGGTGAGGTGCTGGCGGTCGATTGGTTCGCCGAGCAAATCAACAAGGCGCTGGAATACGCGGAGTCGATCAAGAAAGTCCAAGATCAGACCGGGCTTTCAACGAAAGCGATTCAAGAATTTCAATACGCTGCCAGCCAGTCCGGTGTCTCCGTCGATCAATCGCAGGAAGCGCTTGAACGCTTCACGAAATCTCTTGGTCAGGCCGCCAACGGCAATCAAAAGATACTCAAAACTTTCAGTGACCTCGGCGTCACCAGCACGGACGCGCAGACTGCGCTAGGCCAGTTTGCCGATGGCTTGGAAAAGGTGCCAACCAAGGCGCAGCAAGCAGCCGATGTCACCACCGTATTCGGGCGTAGCAATCAACAGCTTGTTGAGACGCTGGCAGACGGCAGCAAAGGACTGAACGAATACGCGGAAGCGGCTGACCAGCTTGGCATCGTTCTTTCTCAATCCACCGTCGATGGCGCCACCAAGGCCGAAGAAAAGCTATCAGCGCTCAAACTGGTGATTACCGCCGAATGGTCGAATGTCATCGATCAAAATGCAGGCTCGATCGAGAACCTCGCCAATGCGTTCATCAAGCTTGCTGCCGCAGCCGCGAACGCGTTCGCACAGGTAAACAACAGCGGAAACATGGCGTTGTTGAAGAGTCCGTTGCTCGCTGCCGCGACCGGCGCGGTGACAGGCCAATCGAGTGATCAAGTCAAGCAGCAAGCGCGTGCGTCGCTTTCCTCAAACGCGGCCGGTCGCCAACTTTTGTTCGATCAGAACACGCAGGCACTTGTAGACAACGCCGCGCTGAACGGAACGAGCGGATATTCCGCGAAAGATATTGCAGATAACCGTCACGGGCTTTTGTTAGCGCGTGGCGATCTTATGAAGCAGATGGCGCCGCATCCAGATGCAGCCACGCCGCCGCCAACGGCGCCCGCGCTTCCCGGCCTGAAAACGAGACAACATAGGGCTCCGAAGGACCGCTCAAACGAAATAGCGGCGAGTTTCGAAAAGGCGCTCGCGTCGCTGACGCAACAAGGTCTGTCACTCAACGAACAGTTGACCACCGATCCGAACATGAAGGCGATGTATGAGCATCAGGCCAATGCATACGATTATGGTTCTACGGATGCCGCTGGAAACCACATTGAGGGAGCCAAGGATAAGGAGATTGACGACAATCTCGCGGCTGGAAAATACGGTGACAAAGATTCGGACATCGCGAAAAAGCGTGCTGACGAATTAAAGACGCAGACGGACCTAAACGGGACGCTGAATGACGAGTTGATAAATCGTCGCTTGGATGCGGCGCTTTCAGCACAGCAACTCGCGCTCAAAACGAATGACATCCAAAACCAAGAGGATTTGCTGAAAAGCCAGCAAGACCTCGCAACAAACTCAACCGATCGTCTCGCCATCGCGAAGCAATTGGTCACTCTCGATGCACAGATGCAAGAGGCGCAGCTTGACGCGATCCTCGCCAGCAAAGATTCCAGCGCTGCGGATAAGCAAATCGCGGCTGCGAAAAAGGCACTGCTACCAACGCTGACGGCTAATGCGCAGGCGAGTGCAGCCCGCCAAAATGCGGGGCCGCTCCAAAGCTATCTGAACGCCATGCCTTCGACGGCGGCTGACCTCAACGATAGCCTCCAATCTGCCACGGTCGATGGCCTTGGTAAGCTCAACGATGGCCTTGCGGCTGCGATCAGCGGCACAGGATCGTTGAAAGACGCCTTTTCCAGCATGGCATCATCGTTCATCAGCGATATCGCCAAGGTGGCGATTGAAGAGACGATCATTAAGCCTCTCGCCAGTCTGCTTGGTGGATCGAGCGGGGGAGGGCTGCTTGGTAGCCTGCTGAAGGGCGCTGGCTCGCTATTCGGAGGTGGATTCTCAATCGCAGGCAACACGGCCGATGTCACTGCCGGTCTGACAGCATCGAATGCGAGCGGCCTCGCCTCGATCACCAGCGGCTTTCTTTCCGGTCACGCCAACGGCGGTCTGACACAGGCTGGTGACTACATGGTTGGCGAGCGCGGCCCCGAAGTCGTCCACATCGGCGCGCCGGGAACGGTCCTTCAGAACCGTCAGCTACAGGATATGCATGGTGGTGGTCGAAGCATGACCATCAATAGCACCGTCAGTGGTGTCAACGATCCCGCACAGGTTCGCGCACTTTCTGCGCAGACGATCGTGCAAGCGCTGCCAGCCACGCTCCAGATGTCGAGCGATAACACTATCAAGCGGCTTGGTCGTCCGAAGATGCGATAAGGCCAAGGCCAATAAATAACATATGGCGTCATATCCTTTACAGCAAATTCCGGTTGTCCCGTCCTCTGAATGGTTGAGGATCGTCAACAAGCAATCGAACCAAAGTTCGCAATACAGCGGCTCGCAGACGATCATTCAGTTCTTCGCGTCATGGACTTTGGCGATCAATTGGCCGCGCATGTCAGTGGCAGAGGCGGAAGTGCTAACCGCTTGGCTGGATAGCCTTCAAGGCTCCTACGGTAGCTTTTATTACACGCCATGCCGTTCGGTCTACCCAAACGCAAACACGCTGACACTGGCAAGCGCTGCCTTTCCGTCGACACAGACTGTTCAACTTGTGGGATGGACCGCCAGTGCGGCGACCAATCTCCGCGTTGGTCAATACATTCAGCTTGGCACGCAGCTTGTCAGGATCGCGGCGACACCGATTAACGCGGATAGTTCGGGTAGGGCGGTCATAGAATTCAATCCGCCGCTTCGCGCCAATCTGGCGGCTGGTAGCGCCGTCGTTACGAATGCTCCCAAAGGTATTTTCCGCCTCGATCAGTCGAATGGATCGGGCTTCCAGCTTGATCCCGACCTCACTCCAGAATTTGACAGTCTCACCGCGATTGAGGTGATTTAATGGACAAGGGACTATCTCAACAATGGCTTGACGCTCTTTCGCAGAATGGCGTTCAAACTGCCTATCTTGCCCGTTTCGATTTCAAGTCAGAGACGGTGTTCGTGTGGACGGGCGCTTATTCGATTCAGCCTACCGCGACCGGCGATGCGTTGTTGGATGGAAATACATTTGATCCAATCGCAAGTGGTGTTCCTTACGATGTCGGGACGAACAGCTACAGTGAGCAAGGCTCTGACAGCTTCGTTTTCACGCTCGCAATACCGGCCGATGTGCCGCCCGAATTACAAGCGGCTTCCATCGATTCCAATGAATTCCTGACGCGTCCCGCCACGGTCTGGCGCGCGATCATGCTGACACCGGCTGGCCTCGCAACTCCAGCCGCTTGGGCGTTTCGCCGCATCCGCTCTGGTTCGATGGATACGCTGGAATTTAGCACTGACAGCACGCAAAGCGTCGTCAAACTCACAATCGAGTCCTACATCAGCTACATCAGCGACGCGTCACAATCAACATGGTCCGATCAACAACGCTTCGATCCCGCTGATACCAGTCAAGTTTACTGCTCGTCCATTGAGAACGGTCAGCCGTTGGCGGTCAGTTCCTCGACAAAGAACTCGCTCGGTATCTACTCCAGAGTCTTCAAGACTCCCTAAATAATGGATGATCCGCCGCAAAGAGCACTGGCAACTCGCCCTTTCTAATTACTTCGACGAAGTAGCATACAAATCTTTCAAGTGGGGCGAGCACGATTGCTCGCTATTCGCCGCGTCAGCCGTTGAGGCGATGACCGGCCATGACTTTGCCGCTGCTTTTCGTGGTCAATATGACGATGCTCGCGGCGCCGCTCTCGCATTGCGTAATCTCGGCGAGGGGACGCTACTCAAAACGGTTACCGCTTGCTTTGGAAAGCCCCGTCACATCGCGCACGCAAAGCGCGGCGATGTCGTCATGTATCAGCGCGCGCTTGGAATTTGCTGCGGCAC